CACCGCTGTCAGCCCAAGCAGAAGCAGAAGCAGAAGCAGAAGCAGAAGCAGAAGCAGAGACAAAGACAGGACCGGTCGCTACGCTCCCTCCCTCGGCTGGCGCCTCGGCGGCGGCGTTTGAGGACTTCTGGCAGGCCTATCCCCGGAAGGTCGGGAAGGCCGACGCTCGGCGCTGGTGGACAAAACACAAGCCGACGCCCGCAACCGTCGAGGCGATGGGCCGCACGTTGGCGTGGCAGACGCAGTCCGAGCAGTGGTTGCGGGAGGGCGGGCAGTTCATCCCGCACCCGGCGACGTGGCTGAACCAAGGCCGCTGGGACGACGAGCCGCCCGTGGTGAATCGGGCTATTTCCGACACCCTGCGCCACAGCATCGCCTCTGGGCAGGTCGCCCTCGACATCATCACGGAACTTGACGCCCGGCGGGCGGCTAGAAAGGACGCCTGAAAATGACCACTGACGAGATGCCCGACTTTCTCAGTGCGCTCGTGACCCTCGCGGAGCAGTTCCGCCAGACGCTGTCGGCGAGCCAGCAGGCGCGGTATTTCGACACCCTGCGCGACCTCCCGCTCGACGCCCTCGACCGAGCGATCACCGCCGCGTCTGGGGCCTGCTCATTTTTCCCGCAGCCCGTCGAGCTTCGCGCCTTCGCGCAGGGCGGCACCGACGACGACCTTACAGAGGGTGCATGGATGGCGCTGCGCCGGGCGATGCCGGTGCTGGGCTACGTCGCGTCGGTGTCCGTGCGGGACGCGGCACTGGGCGAGGCCATCCTCGCGGTCTTCGGCTCGTGGCCGGGGGCCTGTCTCGCGGAGTTCTCGCCTGAAATGTGGGCGAGTAAGCGTAAGGAGTTTGGCCGGGTGTATCGCGTGCTGCGCTCGCGAGGCCTCACCGGGGGCCGGTATCTGGTCGGCGCGACAGAGCAGCAGAACGCTGGGCGCCGGGACTGGCTGCGGTTTGTCCCGGTCGGACGCATCGAGGGCGACGGCACGGTGCAGCACCTGACGTTCGCCGAGGCCGAGGTCGAGCGCCAGACGCTCGCGGCGGTCGCGTCGGAGGCGGGGCGCTTACACGCGACGTTCGGGGAGCGGTTATGAGCTACGACGATTCACAACTGGTGCAGGCATTCCGGCAAGGGATGGCGCTCCGGCGCGAACTGGTCGCGAACGGGGCGACCCGCGCCGAGGCGGACCTTGCGCTGGCGAAGGTGCTGCGGGCGAACTGGCCCGTGCCGCCCATCGAGGACTGGCCTGACAAATACCGCCAGCCCCGGTGCGGTCAGTGCGACGGCTACGGCCTCGTGCTTCGCGAGGTGACGAACCGGCTGCGCCTCCGGGTGACCGAGGGCACCCCGTGCGCGTGCTGGGCGGGCGAGCGATACCGCCGCAAGACCACGGAGTCTTTATGACCGAACCTGAGGTGGTCTGGCACGGCGCCCGCTGGCGCGACCTTGACGAGCGGCGGCACGCCCCGGCGCCCACGCCTGCCCCGCCGCGCCGGGTCGGGGAGAGTGCGACCGAGCGGGTCTTCGGCGCCCTGACGGGCGAGTGGGCGTCCGCCCCGGTCATCTCGGAGCGGGTCGGGCGGGCGCTGACCACGGTGCGCCCGATACTGGTCCGCCTCGCCGACGAGGGGCGCATCGAGCGCCTGCGGCGGGGCCACGACCCGACCAGCAGCGGCCTCGGGCCTCGCGAATACGGCTACCGCCTGCCGGTTGGAGGAGCACGACGTTGACTGAGCACAGAAGGAGCCGACGCGATGAGTGAACGATTCCAGCCTGTGCCGGTTCCACGCGGAGACGGGAGACACGACATTGGAGACGACATGCGTGCGGCGATCGTCCAACGGCTGATCGCGGATTGGAGTGCCGATCCCGATCTCACGCCAGAGAAGACGCGACACTTAGCGATGTGGGCTGGTGCGTCCGTGCGGTCCCTCTTCCACGAGATGGGCACGTTGCGAGACATGGCACAGGAACACACACGCGACGCGGTGGAACCTCTGGGATCGAGCGCAGCCATCCCAAACGACGTATGGGAGACGTTGCAGCGACTGCCATTTGCGATCGCCCAATTGCGGCACGCCTATGCACAGTTAATTGGTGGGCATGTTCACGCGAAGCGGCAATTCGCTGACGGCCTTATCGCGCCGCAGATTCAAACACTAGAGCAGGTCGACGCCGCCTTAGCCCTCCTCCACCAGCAGCAGGCCGAGCCGTGCGTGTGGAGAGACATCGCCAGTGCGCCGAAGGATGGAACCGAACTACTCCTGCTCGAAGGCCGCAGGGTCGTCAGCGGTGCATGGAATAGCGGCGGCGCGTTCCACATGCCGCATTGGATGGGCGGTAACTATCACCCGACTCACTGGATGTTCATCCCTTCTGACCATCTACAGGTTGCCAAGCCGTGTGTATGGAGAGAGGTGGATAGCCATTACGGATTATGGTCGCCTGCCTGTGTGAATAGCGCAGAGGCGCTTCATAACAGTTGGAAATATTGCCCCTACTGCTCTCACCCTCTACAGGTGCAGCGACCATGACCAAAAAACAGGCATACGAACGAATAGACCGAGGCGACCTGACGTGGGGGCATCTGAAGCACTACATCGCCCAGTGCTTCGACCAAGATCGCGGTGCCGTCAGTGCGGTCAATCCAAACCTCACTCGCGGGCAAGCGCTGGACATACTGGCTACAGCGATTGAGCCTTGCGATGACAACGAACTATTGGTGTCACCGAGATTCACGGCAGCCCGAAACGCCAGAGCGAGTCTCATGGCTGTGAATGTGTTGCGCGAGACGCATTTTCCTCTACAGGTGCAGCGATGAGCAGCTATCAATGGCGCGTTGGTGATGTGTTCACGAACGGCATCAATCGGTGGGTAGTAGATTCCGTCCAAGGTGACAGGGCGGTCCTTCGTTCATGCTCATCGTCGTGGGCGACAACACGACTGCTGACGTTCAGTGAATGGCATGAAGGCCATCGATGGAAGCTGGAATCGGCAGAACAGGTGCAGCGGTGACGAACAAAACACACTACGGTCGCCCACTCACGGCGAAAGTCGAAAACGGCCAACTCGTCATCGCTATCGGGGTACATGTGCTCGCGCACGCCGTCATCTATTCGGATTGGTCCCACGAATATGAAGAAAGCGGCGATCTGACGACGCATGGCGAATACATCCGCACTTTCGCCATTTCTGACGCGCCACAGTTCGCGAAGGATGTCGTCAGCGCCATGCTGCACGAGCGCGAGGACGGCTCGACGCCCCTGTCCGACTTCATCGACAAGATATCACAGGCGGCGGTTGAGGACGGCTCGTTGGGCCTGTGTGAAGAAGACCATCGTATCGACCACGGGAAGACATCTGACTGCGAAACGTGGGCACAGGTGCAGCGATGAGTGACCAACTCACACGGTGGCGAAACACAACGCAACTGGCAACAGATACATGGGAAGTGCGGACAGTGCGGGCTGAGGAACCCCGCCACTGTGATGACCTCGTGTTGTTGGATGACGTGGAATCCGCGCTCACCACAGTCACCGAGCAGATCGCCACGAAGGACCGAAAGTTGTCCGAGATGACGGAGATGTACGCGGAAGCCGCCCGTGACGCGGAAGCCGCCGAACAGCGTCTCACCGAGGTCGAAGCCGAGCGGGACATGGTTGTTGAGCAACGGCAACGGTTCCGCGTACTGAGTGTTGAACTCAGTGACCAGATCGCCGCCCTCAAGGCCGAGCAGGAGCGGCTACGGGAGGCGCTGACTGGTCTACTCACTGCGTTGCCTGTGCTATGGGGCGATGCGGTGCGAGACGGACAGATCACCCTCTCGGTCAGTGAGCACCACATAGATGCCGCGCTGTCGCTCTCTGGGGACCACGCCTAGAATGCCCCGCCGAGGCCCAAGGATGCCCCCAGAACGACGAACGCCGTCCCGGCGACCCTCTGCCTCACCCGGCGCCTCGACGTGCCCTGCGGCCTCGGAGCGCGTTGAGCAAAGTCACATCGTCCAACTCGCCCGCAGCCTCGGCTGCGCGGTCACGGTGCTGGGGGTCACCCGGAAGGGCAGCGCCTGCCCGTCCTGCGGCGCGTTCGTCCGGGGCCACATGGGCACCCAGCAGACGCCCGGGATCGCCGACTTAGAAATCTGGATGCCGCCCCGAGGCGAGCGGCCTGCCGCCCTGCTCAAGTGGGAGGTCAAGGCCGAGGGCGGGCGCCTATCCCCCGAGCAGCGGGAGTATCGGGCGCTCTGCGAGGTGTCGGGCGTCCAGTGGGGCGTCGGCCCCTTCGCAGTGTTCGCGGCGTTCATGGCCGACTACGGGTTCCTGAAGCACGAGAACCTCCCCCACTATCGGCGCCCGACGTAAATCTCGAGCCGGTAGCGTTTCGGGCTTGACAGCCGAAAACGCTGCGGGTTAAGCTCCGGGGCATGGCAAACACAACACTCGTCGTCGGCGACCGCGTGCGGTTCACCCAGAGTCTGAGCAATGGCGGCACGGCCACATGGACCGCCGTCGTCGTCCGGCTGAAGGCCAACGGCCTCGCGTCGGTGCGGCATCCGGCCCGCGTCCGCACGATTCCCTTCTCGCCGGTCCCTGCACCGGCCCTGTATCTGTATCGCGTCAGCGACCTGCTCCCAGCGGTGGTGCGCTAATGCGCCGCCAGCCGCGTGGCACCGTCAAGATCCCGACCGGCTCGTCCCTCCCCGAGGCGCTGCGCGAGGCTATCGAGCGCGACGGCCTGCGCTTCGACTGCTCCCACTCGTGGGTCATCGTCACGGCCCTCGGGGCCTTCTACGGCGTGGACGTCGTGTCGGCATGGGCGCCCCCGCGCCGCCGCCGGAAGGTCGCGTGATGGCGTTCACCCTCGCCGAACTACTCGGGCGCGTGCCGCCCCGGGTGGTCCCCCCGCCGCCGGTCGAGCGGCCCCGCTGCGCCGTCACCGGCAAGGCCTGCTTCCCCGACAAGGCCGAGGCCCTCGCGGTCGCCCGGCAGGTCAACGCGGGCGAACTGCACTGCAACCGGACCTATCGCTGCGATTTTTGTTTCCAGATCCACCTCGGGCGCCGGTCGCGTCGAGGCTGACGATTGTGTGTCGGGGTGTGCAGATCGTGCTTGTATCCCACAACGCTATCGGTTAATCTCTAGACATGGTTAATCGCACTCGGCAAGACTGGTCGGTCGGTTCGGTCGTGAAGGTCGGCTTCCTCGCGCTGCGCGTGCTGGGCGCTCGGGCGGTGAAGGACGGCCTCCCCGACATTTACACGCTGGAGAGCCTCGACGGCGCCCGGCGCTATGAGTTCATCCCCCACAACGGCCTCACGAGGATCAGCTAATGGCAACGAAAATCACCTACGAGACGGTCACCTGCGGGCGCTGCGGCGGCTGCGGCCAATACAGCTACTGCCAGATGTGGGGCAGCACCTGCTTCGGCTGCAAGGGCAAGGGCATCGTGCGGTCGAAGCGCGGCTGCGTGGCGGCGACGGCCTTCGACGCCGAGCGCCTGCGCCTCTGCGGCGTGCCGGTCGAGAGCATCGTCGTCGGCGACCGCGTCCTGATCGACGGGCGCTTCCGCACCATCGAGGCCGTGCGGACCTCGGGCGGGTCGCGGTTCATGCGCGACGGCGTGTGGGTGGACTACGTCAGCCTCCAGTTTACGAAGAAGTTGACGACCGGCCCGCAGGTCACGAGCCACGGCATGATTCCCGGCACGGTCATCGTAAAGGCCGAAGGCCCCGGCGTGTGGGACGCGCTCGTCGCGTTCGCCGACACGTTGCCCGGGGCGCTGCTCAACGGCGTGCCCTCGGCGGCGACCGTCGTGGCCGACGCCAAGGCCGCGAAGAGCGCCGCGACCCGTGCGGCCAACAAGGCCCGCAAGGCCGCGCTGCAGGCCGAGGCGGTGTCCCTGTGAGCCGCGTGAGCCGCCGCGACTTCGACCCGTCCGACGCGGTCATCGACGCCGTCCACGCCCTGCTCGACGTGGCTCTGTCCGACCTCGTGACCTCCGACGAGGCCTTTGTGGAGTGTCACCTCTGCGGCGAGGTGGACAGCCACACCGACCTTTGCCCCGTCCCGGCGCTCGTGCGCTGGCAGCGGTATGAGGAGCAGAGCGCATGAGCCTCGTGGACGGCTTCCTCACCGTCGTGGTCGTCCTCGTCTGGAGCGTGATGAAGGCCTCGCTCGTGCTGGGCCTGCTCGGGTGCGCCGCGATGGCGGTCGGCGACTGCTTCTACGAGCGGCGGCGCCGATGAACGCCAACCAGAAAGCCATCTACGGCGACCTGCCGACCACCGCCGACCACTGCCGCAGGCACTGCGTCTGCCCCGTCTGCGGCGAACGCTTCAGCGTGTCCCGCCACGGGCGCGGCCCCGCCCGCGCCGTCGCGAGCCTCCTGCGCGGCATGGTGATGCGGCACCTGCGCGAGCGCCATCCCGAAGAGTTGTCGGTTCCGCTCGATTCTGTGCGGGAGTGTGCAGAATAGGCTTGCACCCAGAACCGCTACGGGTTAATATCTATGAATCGGGGTTGGGCATATCGCCCGCCCGTTGGAGACGCCCATGACTTCCACGCCCGCCGCCGCTCCGCTCGTCGCCGTCACCGGGTTCCGCCTCGGGTTCACCAACACGAGCCGCTTCCCCTACGCCAGCGCCCGGCTCGCCTGCGGCCACTTCGCCTCCGTGGTGCTGGTCCCCCGCCGGGGCCAGTGCGCGACCTGCGGTGTCGAGCAGGAACTGACGCCCTCCGAGGGCAAGAGTTATCACGTCTGCTGCGGCACGAGCCACTTCCGCGCCCTCGGCACCTTGCCCAACCCGCACGTCGAGGCCGACCGGGTCACCAAGGTCGGCGACCTCGTCGCCTGCGAGCAGTGCGTGCGCGAGGATGAGGCCGAGGCCGAGGTCCGCGCCTTCGACCGCTCGACCATCTCGCACGTCCGCTTCCGCCCCTTCGGCGACAGCGGCTACCACACGTTCTACCGCCGCGACCCCTCGTCGCCCAGCGGCGTGCTGGCCTGCGGCTCGTGCCCGGCCACGCCCCGCTTCACCGCGCTGCTGCGCGAACTGGGCTACTCGGCCCTCTCGCCGACCGAGGGCCTCTACCGCTCGGGCGCCATCTTGAGCTAGCCCGACACACCCGGGTGGGGCCGCGAGGCCCTGCCCTTTTCTGGAGCCTCCGATATGATCCTGACCACCGCCCAGCAGATCGAAGCCCTCTCCATCCTGCTCGCGTTCGACTACCACGCAGGCCGCTTCTCGATGGACGCCGTCCCCAACGGCCAGCGCCTGCGCGACCGCCTGACGGCTCTGCTCGCCGAGGTCGCCGTCCTCCAGAAAATCGCCGCGACCCTCAACAGCGTCGAGCCGGTGCAGCGATGAGCGGCCTGCTCTTCCTCGCCCTCGTCGCCCTCACGCTGATCGACGTGCGGCTCGTCTGCGCGGTCGCCTTCCTCGTCGGCCTCTTACAGTGGGACGCCGAGCAGCAGGCCCGGCCATGATTGCGACGACCAACACCGTTTCGGGTTATGCTATGGCTATGGAAACGACCCTTGTGACCGAGAAGCCTGACCCGCCGAAAGAGAAGAACCCCGCTGCCGTCGCCCTCGGGCGCCTCGGGGGCCTCGCGGGCAAGGGCATCAGCACCCCCGCCCGTCGTCGCGCCGCGAAGCGCAACGGCAAGAAAGGCGGACGCCCCAAGAAGACCGAGGCCCCGCAGTGAGCGGCAAAGCCAAAGCCAAGGCCGCACTACCCACGCGCCCGGCGCGTCCGACCATCGGCGTCGAGCGCCGGGTCTGGACCGAGGCCGTCTGGTCCCAGTCCTTCACCGCCCTCCTGCGGGCCGCACAGGCCGGGCAGGACGGTCTGCGGGTGCTGGGCCTCACCGACGCGGATGGTGTCTCGCGCCGCGACGACGGCACCGTCGAGGGCTGGGACCGCACCACAGGTGCCCCCATCCCCCTCACCGGCCTCGCGGTCCTGCGCCGAGGCGACCGCGACCTCGCCGTGCTCTACGTGCAGGGCTGGTGACCGTGAGCGCACCCGACCTTCGCGCTCGTGCCCTCTGGCAGGCCTACGCGGCCCTTGGCGCTCGTATCGCCGAGGCCGTGGGGCCTGACCCCTTCGGCCCCCAGCCCGGCGACCGCGACCCGTGGACCGCCCTCGCCGACCTGACCATCCGGGGCTACCACGGCATCCACAGCCTGCACGGGCGCTACCCTGCTGGCACCGTCCTGACTGTGGGCCAACTCGCCGAGATCCCCGACGCGACCCTCCGCACCGTCCAGCACCTCGGGCGGGCGACCCTCAAGGAGATCCGCGAGGCCATCCGCCTCCACCGCCTCCACGCCTCCGCGCAGGCGAACGTGGACCCCGCGTCTGTGCTCCTCGCCGACGACCCGTCGCTGCTGATCAACATCCTCGCGGACGAGCCGGGATGAAACCGGCACCCCCTCGGGTATACTGCCCGGGCTTGATTGACTTGAATCATGGCTAATGGGCATGGGGGCAAGCGCCCCGGCGCGGGCGTCAAGAAGGGCAGTCGCCTGCCTAAAACCCTTGAGAAGGAAGCCGCCCGCGAATACGTCAGGCGCCGCGTCACCGAGGCCCTCGACCCGCTGCTCGACGCGCAGGTCGCCCACGCGGTCGGCCTCAAATACCTCGTCGTGCGTGAGGCCTCGTCGGGTAAGTTCGTCCGCGTCACCGAAGCCCTCGCTCGCCAAAAGCTCGGGAAGACCGACGAGGTCATCGAGGTCTGGGAGAAAGACCCCAGCGTGCAAGCCTTCACCGACCTCCTGAACCGCGCCCTCGACAAGCCCAAGGAGCAGGAGCAGACGATCAAACTAGTCGGGGACGACGAGCAGATCCGGCGACTCCACGCCGGTCGTGCCCGCGCCCGCGCTTCTCGGAAGGACGCTGAATGACTCGCTGGCTCGCCGCGCTCGCGCTCGGCCTCTCGCTCGGGTGCAACAACGTCGTGCAGCCCACCGAGTCGCCCTCGGGCACCGTGCCGCCCAACAGCACCGTGCCCCGGGATCAGGCCGACACCATCGAATACCGCGTGACCGGCAACGCCCAGACCGTGCTGGTCCGCTTCTCCACCAGCGTGGACGGCCTGTCCCAGATCAGCACCACCCTGCCCTACCTCGTGAACTTCAAGAGCGACCGGCAGTCGCTGTTCCTCTCGCTGGAGGCCGTGCCCATCAGCACGCCCTTCACCGTGCTCTACCCGTTCCTCGCCGTGCAGATCTTCACCAACGGCGTCCTATTCCGCGAGGCCTCGACCACCGCCTATAGCACCCCGGTCGCAGTCAGCGGGACGTGGCGCCACTAACCCCCCGGAGACACCATGCCTGAACGCATCAGTGCCGAGCGAGCCGCCGAGCGGTTCTACCAGATTCACGCCCTGCAGGAGGACATCGACGCCGTGGACGTGTCCCTCGCGGGCCTCAAGGCCGAGGCCGCGGACGTCGCCGAGCGCATGAGCGCCCTCAAGGCGACCAAGCGCGACCTGCAGGAGGCGATCCGACAGGCCGCGAAGGACCGGGGTGAACTGCCGCTGATCCACCTGATGGATTACGACCCCGTCGCTGCCTCGCGGTAGCTGTGGCTCCACGCACCCCGAAGGCGGCGCCAGTCCTGCCCGGCCTCTACGATGGCTCTGCGCCCGCCGCTGGGCCGCTGGCGCCGGTCCGAGGGCCCGAGCCTCCCGCGCCTGCGCCGAAGGCCCCACAGGCCCCGCCAACGGCCTCGTCTGGCCGTCTCCGTGCAACGGGAGAGTCCCATGACTGAAACGCTCATCGCGCTCGTCGTGCTGCTCGCGGTCGCCGCGTTCGCCTACTGGGCCGGGCACAAGCTCGCCGAGGCCTTCGGCCTGCCTGCGCCCATCCTCGTCCTGTTCGACATCCTGATCGTGGCCGTGGTGCTGCTCTACCTGCTGCGCCTGTTCAAGCTGTCCCCGGTATGACGCGCTCACCCTCTACAGGTGCAGCGATGAGTGAGATACAAGACGCCATTGCTCGACTGAACGAATCCACAGACAGCCTCGACCCTGTGGCGCATGTGAAGAAGCTGCAGGCCAAGCTCGCCGAGGTCGAAGCCGAGCGGGACGCCTACAAGCGTGATTTCGGCGCAGAGTTGGACGGCAACGCCGCGATGCGGACACGTCTTGGTGCGCGTGAGTCGGAAACCATGTTCGCCTTTGTGGACCGATTAGCGGCCGAGCAGGAGCGTGACACGGAGGTGGAACCGTTTAAGTTCTGCCCCTATTGCGGTCACCCTCTACAGGTGCAGCGATGAGTCAGGACAATGTCGGCCTGATGGGAGCATTGCTTCTGACGCAACTCAAGGAAGAGTGCGAACAGCAGCACGCACGCGTGGAAGCCGCCGAACAGCGTCTCGCTGAGGTCGAAGCCGAGCGGGACAAGTGGAAGGATGCGGTCATCGACGCCCTCGTTGTGGACTGGTGCCTAAACGAGGAGACGGTCAACGATCCACACAAGGCGATTGCCGCTCTAATCGAATGGAACATCAAGATTCATGATGATCCAGCCGTTTCCAAGTCAGCGTATGACCGAGCAATGGAACTTGCATCCCTCAAGGCCGAGCAGGAGCGGCTACGGGAGGCGCTGAAGGCCACCACATTACAGGCCGCGAAGCAGGCCGAGCAGATCGCAGACAAGGACCGAAAATTGTCCGAGATGACAGAGATGTACTCGGAAGCCGCCCGTGACGCGGAAGCCGCCGAGCAGCGTCTCGCCGAGGTCGAAGCCGAGCGGGACAAACTGGAAACGCAAGTCGAAGCACGCGATGAATCCATCGCCCTCGCTAAGCGGTTATACGACGCCCTCAAGGCCGAGCGGGACAGGTGATGACCTGCCGCTGCGGGAAGCCTGCCTGCGTGGACGCCAAGGGCCTCGGCGTGTTCTGCCTGCACTGCTGGGTGAAGGCGAACTGGTCGCGGTTCATCCGCCAGCGCGAGCGTTTGACGACCGATGGCTAGACGCTTCGGGTTTTCGGGCGTATCGCGAGAATTGCTGAATAAAAGTGCATTTTCCCACAGGGTGAGAAGAACCAATGCCTGAACCAGTCGAAGCCCTGCGCCGCGCCGTCGATGAACTGACCCTGCTGGACTACATCGCGCTCGCGCTGGCGCCCACGCTCATGCAGAACCACCCGGCGAGCGACGGCGCCCTCGCGAAGGACGCCTACGCCCTCGCCGCTGCCTTCCTCGCCGAGCGGCTGGAGCGGTCGGTCGCATATGCCGCTGAAGGCGAGTAGGCCCGCCCCGGCGTCCTACGACGCCCTGCTGGACGACGAGGTCGCGAGCTACTACGCCGACCCGCTGGGCTTTGTGCTGGCGATGTATGACTGGGGCGAACCCGGCGTGCTGGAGCACTACCCCGGGCCGGATACGTGGCAGCGCGACATGCTCCACTCCATCGGCCTGCAGGTCGGCGAGCGGGGCTTCGACGGCATCACGCCGGTCCTGCCCATCCGCGTGGCGGTGTCGAGCGGCCACGGCGTCGGGAAGAGCGTGATGGTCGCGTGGATCGTCAACTGGCTCATGTCCACCCGCCCGCACTGCAAGGGCACCGTGACGGCGAACACCGCGACCCAGCTACAGAGCAAGACGTGGTCGTCCATCACGACGTGGAACCTCCGCAGCCGCACCGGGCACTGGTTTGAGGTCAACTCGATCCGGATGGCGCGGAAGGGCCACGAGAAAAGCTGGTTCTGCACCCCGCAGTCGTGCCGCGAGCAGAACAGCGAGGCCTTCGCCGGGCAGCACGCCGCCGACAGCAGCAGCTTCTACATCTTCGATGAGGCGAGCAGCATCCCCGAGAGCATCTACGAGGTCGCCGAGGGCGGGCTGACCGATGGCGAGCCGCTGATCCTGCTGTTCGGAAACCCGACACGGTCACAGGGGTCGTTTTACGAGGCGTGTTTTGGCAAGATGCGCCATCGCTGGCACCCGGTCGTCGTGGACGGGCGCGAGGCGCGGTTCACCAACAAGGTGCTGATCCAGCAGTGGGTGGACGACCACGGCCTCGACAGCGACTTTGTGCGGGTGCGCGTGCTGGGCCTCCCGCCGCAGGCGTCCGACCTCCAGTTCATCGGGACGAGCCTCGTGCAGCAGGCGCAGCGGGTCGCCGCCGTCAGCCTGACCGACGACCCGCTCGTGGCAGGCCTCGACATGGCACGCGGCGGCTCGGACGACTGCGTGCTGGCCTTCCGGAAGGGCAAGGATGCCCGCAGCATCAAGCCGGTCCGCATCCCGGGGGCGCAGGCCAAAGACTCGATGCGCGTCGTGTCGGTCATCGCCGAGCAACTGCAGAAGTTCCACAACGGGCAGCGCCTGCAGATCCTGTTTGTGGACGCGACCGGCGGGTCCATCGGCGGGCCGGTCGCCGACCGCCTGCGGCAACTGGGGCACAAGAACGTGGTGGACGTGCAGTTCGGGAGCGACTCGCCCGACCGCAAGTATGCGAACCGGCGCGGGTATCTCTGGGGCAAGATGCGGGACTGGCTGTCGGCAGGGGGGGCGATTGACCCGGCGCCGGAGCTAGAGACAGACCTGACCGGGCCGGGCTACTTCCACGACAAGCACGACCGGCTGTTGCTGGAGAGCAAGGAAGACATGAAGCGGCGGGGGCTGTCGTCGCCCGACTACGCGGACGCGCTGGCCTGCACGTTCGACCGGGCCGTCGCGCCCATCGCGGCGCCGGGGAGCCTGCCGCCCGGGCCGCGCACGGTGAGCAAGTGGGGCTGAGACACCGACTCGCGCATTGGCTGGGCTGGAACCGGGGCACCGTCGAGACGTGGTGGTCGGGCGACGTGATGCTGGTCGGGTTCCGGTGCGTGACCTGCGGACGGCTCGGGAGCGTCGGCGTGGTGCCCCGGGCCGTCTCGCATCCCGACGAGGTGTCCCGTGGCCCTGAGTGAGGAGCAGCGGGGCTGGGTCGGCGTGCTGGTCGTCGGCGGCACCCTGCTGCTGCTCGCCGGGGGCTGGGTGTGGGTCGTGACGCAGTGCCTGTGAGTTCGGCGTAGACTACCGCAACCCCGGAGGACCGATGCCCAGACCGACTGGCGCCCCCTACGACGTGGCGAGCACCGACTTGGCGGATGCGATTGCCGAGGCCGTGGACGACCTCACGCCCGAGGGCTGGAAGGCCGTCGTCGTCCTGTATTGCCCCGAGGACGGCGCGATTGTCGTCCGCAGTTCGATGAACCAGACCGCCACGCACATGGCCCTCGCTGACCTCCTGCACCAGATCACCCACTGAAGGACGCCCATGCCTGTCGATGATGACGACCTCAAGGAAATCCGCGAACTGTATACGCACGACAGCCACGAGTGGTCGGACATCGTCAAGGAAGGCGACATCGACATGCGCTACGCGGCGGGCGACCCGTGGGAGCCGCTCGACCGGCAGGCCCGCGAGGAGGCCGACCGCCCCTGCCTCAACGCCGACGAGATCAACCAGTTCCTGAACATCGCGGTGAACGACGTGCGCGTGAACAAGCGGGCCGTCGAGTTCAGCCCGAACGGGCGCGGGGCAAGCGAGAAGACCGCCGCGCTGTATGCCGACAAAATGCGCGAGGTCGAATACCGCAGTCAGGCGCAGGTCGCCTACACCACGGCGTTTCAGGACGCGGTCATGCGGGGCTACGGGTTCCTGCGGGTGAACACGCGGTTCACGAGCGAGCGCAGCTTCGATCAGGACATCTGGATCGAGCCGGTCCACAACCCGAACCTCGTCACGCCCGACTGCCGGGCGCTCATGCCGACGATGAGCGACATGGAGCATATCTGGCTGCGCGAGGTCTACTCGCACGCCGACTACAACCTGCGGTTCAAGGAGAACCAGATCGACTCGCGCCACGTCAGCGACCTCGCCCGGGAGGCGCCGCTCTGGGTGGACAGCACGCGGGTGTTTGTCGGGGAGTATTGGCGGAAACGCTACACCCTCAAGAAGCTGCTCTACATCACGCCGCAGGTGCCGCCGCAGCCCGGGTCGGTGCTGGGCCTGCAACAGCCGCAGACGGTGCAGGCGAGGCCGCTGGCGCTGTTTGAGGACGACTTCAAGGCCTCGGGGAGCCTCGGGACCGTGCATCGCGAGCGCGAGGTGGACGTGCCGGTGGTCGAGCAGATCCTGACCAACGGCGTCGAGATCCTGCAGACCAACCCGTGGGCCGGGAAATACATCCCGTTTGTCGCGTGCCTCGGGCGCGTGCTGTATCTGAGCGACACCGGCAAGCAGCGCCGGGTGATCGGCTCGATGATCCGGCTCGCTCGCGACCCGCAGATGCTCTACGCCTTCATCGTGACCAACGAGGCCGAGTCGTTCGGCATGGCGCCGAAGTTCCCCTACTTCGTCTACGAGGGGCAACTGGACGCCCGCAACCTCGACCTCCTGAACAACAGCAACAAGGCGCCGGTCGCCGTCATCGAGGTCAAGCCGCAGATCGAGGGCATCGGGGGCGACCAGCCGGTGCCGATGCCGCAGCGCAACCCCTACGACCCGCCCGCGCAGGCTTACGAGATTGCGAAGGAGAGCGCCCGGCGGATGATTCAGGCGGCGATGGCGCAGACCCCGCTGCCGACCGCCGCGCAGCGGTCGAACCAGAAGAGCGGGAAGGCGCTACAGAAGATCGATGAACTGGGGCAGCGGGGCAGCTACCACTTCACCGACCACTACCTCGACATGATCCAGCAGGTCGGGGTCATCTGCGAGGACTTGTTTGAGCAGGTCTACGACGGCACGCGGGACATCGGCGCCCGCAAGGGCAACGACGAGGCCTACAACGTGCCGATCAACGACCCGACCAACCCCGAGTCGGAGAGCATGAGCGGCGACCACCTCGTGACCGTCAGCACGGGGCCGTCGTTCGACTCGCAGCGCGACGAGGCGTCGGACTTCGCGGATACGCTGGCCTCGATGGGGCCGCAACTGTTCGCGGTGCTCGGGCCGATGATCGTCAAGCTGAAGAACCTCGGGCCGATTGGCGACGAGATGGTGGAACTGCTGGAGACGCTCCAGCCGCCGGAGGTGCGGGCGCTGAGTGCGGCGAAGGCCAAGCCGGGCGACCCGAAACAGATGCAGTCCGAACTGGTGACGGCGCAGGCCCAGATCAAGAAAATGCAGGAGGTCATGGGGAAGATGGAGGAGGCCCTCAAGACCGACGCGGCGAAGGCGAACGCCGGGCTGCAGGCCGCGCAGTTCAAGGCGCAGGCGGACGGCCAGCAGGCCCAACTGGAGGCGCAGACCAAGCAGCAACTGGCCGTGCTGGACGCGAAGCTGAAGACCGACCTCGCGCTGCTGCAGGCCGAGATCGAGTCGAAGAAGCAACTGGCCGAAACCGACCGGCAACTGGCGCTGCAGGTGATGAAGAACAGCGCCACGATTGCGGTCGCGCACCTGTCAGCGGCGACCAAGGGGCTGGCGCTGAACGCGCACGCCGAGGAGGAGGCGCAGGCGCTCGGGTTCGACGCCGAGCAGGCCGACATGGACCGCGAGCAGGAGGCGACCCTCACCAGTGAGCAGGCCGACCTCGACCGGCAGCATGAGGCTGAGATGGTGACGCAGCAAGCCGCGCTGATGCCGACCGCGCAGGGCGACGGCGACTACGGCCCGGCGGACGCGGAGTAGCCCATGCCTCGCGACCCCTTCGCCGCGCCCGAGGCGTCGTTCAACATCGGCCTGTCATCGTCAGACCAGCCGCCGAGTGCGCTGGCCCCTGACAGCTTCTACGAGTCGCTCGCGGCCACGCTGTCACCCGACGAGGCCGACTTCCTGTCGAACCTCCCGCCCGACCTCGATCTGGACGACCCGGTGTTCGCCGCGCACCCGGTGCTCCAGAGCATCACCAGCAAACTCCAGTCGGCCCCGCCGTGGGCGCCGCAGGCCCCGGCCCCGCCTGACCCGCGTATCCCGACCGGCGGGGCGCTGGACGCCATCCGGGCGCTGGGCCTGCACGACCCGACGACATGGGCGCCGCCCCCGCGAGGCCCTCGCGATGTCGGCCCGCCCGCCCCGGCCCCGCTGGGCTTTCTCGCCAAGCCGTTTGAGGCGGCGATGGATGCGTTCCGGGGGTTCACCGGGCTGGGGGAGCAAGGGCCTCCGGGCCAGACGTGGACGAACGCGGGACAGGTGCTGCAGGCCGCGATGCCCCTCGCGGGGGCCGCGAAGCTGAAGGGGGCGCTCGCAGAGGTGCCGGGGCTGTTCTCGCGGGCCGAGCAGGTCGCGGCGAGCCTCCCGGCGAAGGGCGTGCATCCGAACAAGGCCCTGTCGCTGTTCAAGGCGGGCACGAGCGCCGAGGAACTGGCGTATCGCAAGGTGCCTGAGTTCCTCGCGAGCAAGGGCAACAGCCCGGTGACCGCTGCGGAGATGGCGGCGCACCTGACCGCGCACCCGGCCCCGAGGCCGACCGTCACGCGGCTCGGCGGGCCGAACCCCGCCCGCCCGACGACGCTCCCCGAGGGCTACCGCATCAGCCCGCTCAACAATCGCACAGACGAGTTCACGCTGGTCGGGCCTGACGGCGTCGGCACGAGACTCGGCGCGACGACGCCAGAAGAGGCGTTGGAGGAGGGCATCTCGTGGCTCGCCGAGGGTGCCCCTCGGACGACGGCCACGCACTATGCCTCGTATCAGGTGCCCGGCGGCGAGCGGTATCGGGAGAACCTCTTCACGCTGCCCGCGCCGACCGAGACGCGCTACAGGGTGAAGATCCACGACGAAAAGGGCGACCTGCAGTGGACAAGTGACGCCACGACGAGCGCCGAGCAGGTCACGGCCATCCGCGAGCGATACGAGGGGGCTGGGTTCACCGTGAGCGTCGAGCCGGTGCAGCATCCGGTCGGGGGCTACCAGCCGCCGCACTTCGGCAAGGACGGGACAAACCTCGTCGTCCATACGCGCAGTAACGAGCGGGTGCTGCCGACCGGCGAGCGGGGCCACTACATCGAGGAGATCCAGAGCGACTGGCATCAGGCGGGGAAGGAGCAGGGGTATGCCCTGCCCTCCGAGGTCACCGCCCCGATGGACGCGGAATACCGGGCGCTCGTGCATAAAAACGCGGACGCGAGGGCGGCGGGGCGGGAACCCCTCCAAGCCGACATCGACCGCGCCCGGCAGTTAGAGGCCGCGCTGGAGCGGGCCGACAAAACGAAGATCCCCGACGCGCCCTTCAAGGAGACGTGGCCCGACCTCGCGCTGAAGCAGCACCTGCTCGACGCCGCGAACGACCCCAACGCGCAGTGGCTGGGGGTGTCCTCGGCAGACACCCAGATCGCCCGCTGGGGCAGTGAGCGCCTGCAGTGGAAACCCTCGCCGCGCCAGAGCGCCACGCTCGGGAAGCCCGCATGGACCGTGCAGTTTGAGACGCAGGTCGGCGGGGACGCGCTCGTCGGGCAGGGCATCGCGGATATGGGGGCCGAGGCGACCGCCCGGGGCCTGCAGAACGCCAACTATCGCCTCGTCACGAGTGAAGCCCAACTCGCGGACGTGATGGGCGACAAGGGCAAGGCCGCGAAGGCGTGGAAGCGGATGCAGGCCAACCCGGACGGGGGCACCTACCTGCCCCGCGCCGAGGGGTTCCGGCAGCAGTATGACCTGAACCTAAAAAACAAGCTGCAGGCGCTCGTGAAGCGGTTCGGGGGCACGGTGGAGCGGGCGCCGCTCGGGGGCACCTCGCGCCGCGCCATCGAGGCCGAGATGCAGGCGGTGCGGCAACAGATCGCGGACGTGCCGACCCCAGACTTATCCGGGTGGACGATTGTCGAGGAGTCAAGCAACCCCGGCACAGGACAACGGTCGGTCGCCGTTCGGGACGCGCAGGGGGAGTGGCAGGGGTCACGGAGTGGCACACGCGGCACGGACGCGGAGATCCTGCAGGACTGGGCCGCGTCGATGCGCGAACAGGAGCAGAAGGCGCTCACTCGCGACCTGAACCGTTTGGCGCATGACTACAACAAAGCCGGGGAGGCAGGCGGCGAGGGCTGGGTCGTCCGCCTGACCGACGCGATGAAGGCCCAGATCCGACAGGCCGGGTTCCCGCTGATGGCAGCGGCGCCGATTGGCCTCGCGGTCAGCCACGAGCCGCAGAAGCCCGCGCCCGCTGCGGACCCGGCGGTGCTGGCGAAGCTGGCCGAGCAGTTCCCGGTGTTCGCGGCCACGCTCCGCAGCCATCCGCCGCCCGCCGCCGCGCAGCCGCCGAGGCCGATGCCGAGTCACCAGCCCGCGACCCCGCCGCCGCTCGCGTTCCTCGCTGAGCCGTTTGAGGCGGGCATGGACGCCCTGCGCGGGTTCACAGGCCTCGGCGAGCAGGGGCCTGCGGGCCAGACATGGACGAACGCCGGGCAGGTGTTGGGGGCCGCGCTGCCGGTCATGGGCGGCGTGATGGGGGGAGGCCGCAAGCTCGCCACGGCCCTCCGCGAGGGCGCAGCGGCGCGTCCCACGTATGCGGAGGCGATGGCCCCCGAGGCCTTCGACCGCCTCGTGCAGCAGTTCGGCCTCAATCCGCAGGCGGCAGGCCGCGCCGCCTACGGCGAGCGCATCCTGCCCCGCCTCTCACTGGCCGAGGCCGAGGCGGCGGGCCTGTGGCACCCGGTCGGCGATTACAAGCGGCTGACCGTGCCGGTCGAGGGGATGCCGTTTCGGTCAGCCCCTGACCCCGCCGTCACGATGGCCCCGTCGCGCACGCTGACCCCCGCCGACCTTGAAGGCGCCGCCCTGATTCCCGCGCCCGGCGACCGCACGGCGGCGGGCACGATTGTCTCGGAGATCGGCGGGCGTCGGATCGACCCGGTGCATACCGAAGGCGGCGTGGACTTCATGCGGACGCACGACCAGTTCGGGGCGGCGTGGGCGTCCAAGCAGGGGGTCGTCCGCCGCCTCCAGAAGCACATTCGGCAGGCCTCGGAGGCCTCCCAGAAGGCGGGCGGGACCGGCGAGGTCTATCTGGTGTATATGCCCCTCTCGCATGGCGCGACCGACTTCTCGGCGATGATGTCCGACGCCATCCTCGCGCAGGTGCAGGCAGGCGGCGTGACCGAGCGGGCGTCCAAGGCCTTCGACGCCGTGCTGCGCCGCACCCGCCCCGAGTGGAAAGGGCTGTATCACCCCGACGCCCGGGCGCAACTGATGAGCAATGGGGAACTGCGCCACGCCTTCACCGACACCATCTCGCTAGACAAGTTCACGGCGGGGCAGGGGTTCCCTGACCTCCCCACGACCCGGGCGGCGATCACGCGACCCGACCTGATGGACACCCCGGTCCTGCATGGCGGGCAAGGGGTCGCGAAGGTCAGCGGCGAGATTATCGAGAACCCCGCGAGGCCGCACACCACCTACGACACGCAACTGGCCGGGGAGTATGCGGGCGAGTTCGCCGCCCCGCTGCCCTTGGATCAGATGTTCGCCGATTGGGTGAAGGAGCGGCGGGCGCTGGGGATGCCCACGCAGGGCGACCCGCGCTCCTTCATGCTGGGGAAGCCCGTGCAGGTCGCGACCCCCAAATGGATCAAGCGCAACGAGAAATACCTCAAAGCCCTCGGCGCGGCGGTGGTCGCGGTCCCGGCGGCGGTCGCGTTGGCGCCGGGCGATGAGGGGCAGGACTGATGCCGCTTGTCTGGCTGCGCTGCCGGGACTGCGGCGTCGGGCTGTTCCTCGCCGAGGGCCAGAAGGCGTTCTGCGGGACGTGCGTCCGCACCGCCGTGCTGCACCTCGACTGGGTGTTCCGCCTCGCGGCCCTGAACACGCCCCGCCCGGGCGTCGTGCGGCGGGTCAACCTACTCCCTCGTTGACAAACCGACACCGCCAAGGCCAGACTGTGCGCTCCGTGTTCTCTTTTGGAGCATCACAGTTTGTCCGAGAACGGCACGCCTGAAGTTACGCCCAGCCAACCCAGCGCCCCGCTGACCGCCCCGGCAGAATCCCTGACCGAGGAAGCGGTCGCCACGGGCGACCAGTCGGCCTTCAAGGAAGCCCGTCTTGCGGAGAAGGAAGCCCGTCTAGCGCCAAAAGCCGACTCGCGCTCGGCCACGCAGGCCCGGCCTGCCGCCCCAACGGGGGCGTTATCGAAGGTAGCCTCGGAAGCTGCCAACACGCCGACACCACCCCGAGGGAACGCCAAGACCCGCATCGCCGAAGTGGATCAGGAGATCACCACGCTCAAGGCCAAACTGGCCGAGCGGGATGGCCTGCTGGCTCGCCAACGCGAGGCACCTGCTGCCGAGACGCCGCCCGAGAAGCCGAGTGGGCTAGCCCTGCCTGCCGATCTGGCGACCTACGAGGCCTACCTTGCCAAGAACCCCCGCGCCTCGCTAGAGGAGTATTTCGACGCGAGGTCGGATGCGCGGCAAGCGGTCAAGGCGCAGCAGCACGAGCAGGCTCGCCGACAGGTCGAGCGCGAACAGGAAACCGCCGCGCAGGTGAGCGCGTTCACCAAGAAGGTGAACGACGCAGCGGAGGCCGACGCGACGTTCACGTCGCGAGTGTCCCCGGTCATCCTCGGGCTACGCCCGATCATCTCGTTGCAGCCCGGTGAGCGCCCCGGCCCCGGCAACGTCCTCGCGCAGGAACTGCTCACGTCTGAGGCCCCCGACAAGGTGATGGAGGCGTTAACCGCTGACCCGGATCTGTTCGCGAAGCTGATGTCGGCTCGACACCCGCGTGAGATCGTGCGCGGCCTCGCGAAGATCGAAGCGCAGGTGACGAGCGGCCAGCCAGCGGCCCCTCCGACCTTCAAACAATCGACGGCCCCCACGCCGCCAACGACACTGGGACGACGACCGACCGACACGATGGCCCCGACCGACGCGGCAGTCCGCGACGGGGATCAAGCGGCCTACAAAGCGGCTCGGAACGAAGAACGGGCGTTGCGGTTTGGCGGGCGGAACAACAGGTAGCCCATGCCGAACACCTTTGAATACGCGACATGGTTGTCGATGACCTGCCTCGACCTCTTGGAGTCGAAGCGGAACGTCAGCCAGTATTTCAACACCGAATACAGCAAGGACTTCAAGCTGAAGTTCCCGGTCGGGGACTTCATCAACGTCCCATACCCACAGCAGTTCACGATCCGCAACGGCCTGCCCTACCAGCCCCAGCCGATCAACCGCCGCCACGCGACGGTGAACGTCTACGACCCCTTCGGCATCGACTTCGACTGGGATTCGGCAGAGCAGGCGCTCAAGGCGCCACGCGGCAAGGAGAAGGTCGAGAAGGAGATCCTCGACCCGGCGATGAGCTACATCGCGCAGGAGATCGACTCGCGCTGCGCCCAGTTCGCCTACCAGCACGCCGCCTCGGTGGTTGGCTCGCTCGGCACCGACCCGACCTCGTTCGACGCCTCGTCGGCAGCGGCGCGGCAGAAGATGCAGGAACTGGCGTGCCCCCCGACCGGCGAGCGCGGCATGATCGTCCCGCCCGTGGTCATGCGCTCCCTCAAGAACGCCTCGATCAGCTACTTCAACCCCGTCAGCGATATCAGCAAGCAGTTCCGCACCGGCATCGTCGGGAGCGGGGACGGGTTTGAGTGGTATGAGTCGATGTCCCTCTACCGGCACACCGCCGGGACGTGGGCAGGCGCGGTCACCCTCACGACCGCCGTCGCAGACGGGGCGACCACCATCGTGGTGACCGCGACCAACGGCGACACGTTCAACCCGGGCGACAAGTTCAGCTTCACGGGCGTGCTGCCGGTGAACAACATGACGCGCCGCACCTTCGGCGTGTCGGCCAAGACGTTCAGCATCGTCAACACCGGGCAGGTCGTCGCGGCAGGCGGCACGGCCACGCTGACGATTACCCCGGCCCTCTACGGCCCCGGTTCCCAGTATCAGAACGTCAACGTGCTGCCCATCGCGGGCAACGTGCTGACGCTCTGGCCGGGCACCGCGTCCCCGAACGGGAAGAGCGGCACCATCGGGCTGGCGCTCCACCCGAACGCCTTCGCGCTCGTGGGCATCGAACTGGAAGAGCCGAAGAGCACCTCGGTGGAACTGGTCAGCCAGAAGCGCGACCCCGACAGCGGCGTGTCGGTCCGGTTCATCCGAGCGTGGGACCAGAACCTCTCGCGCATGACCAACCGCTTCGACGTGCAGATCGGGCTGGGCGAGTTCTACCCGGACGCGTGCGCGGTCGCGGTCGCCTGCGGCTAACATCGACCCGTGGGGGTGTTCCACGAGGAACACTCCCGCGTTTTCGCCTCGCGCCCTTCGGGGAGTGCGGGCACAGGAGTTCGCCCATGGGTCCATCGCTCACGCCTGCCCGGTCGTTTCCCCACTTCAACTCGCTCATCTATCAGGCCAGCACCCCGGCGGTCGTCAACGCCGCCGTGAACGCGACCTACACCCCGGCGCAGGTGTTGACCGGCATGATCTTCCGCGACCCGCAGGGCGGCGTGAAGACCGACACCCTGCCGACCGCTCGCGACCTCGCGCAGGGCCTGCCGGGGGTCGCCGTAGGCACCACGCTCTCCCTGCTGGTCCGCAACGAAGGCGGCGCGACCGTGACGATTGCGGTCGGCGCAGGCGGCACGGCCAGCGGGTCGCCGCTCACCGTGCTTGTGGCGAACAATCGGGTCTTCCGCATCCGTTTCACCAACGTGACGCCGGGCAGCGAGGCCTACACGCTCTACACGTTCGGCACCGTCGCGTTTTAACCTCGGTTACCGCCTCGCGCCTCGGGAGAGGAGTGCGGGCACAGGAGTTCGCTACTATGCCGTCCCTGACCCCGGCTCGTGGGTTCCCACACTTCAACAGCCTCGTCTACCCGCAGACGACCCCCGCCGTCATCACGACGGCGGGCGCGGTCACCTACACCGCGCAGCAGCTACTGGGCGGCATGATCCTGCGCGACCCGGCGGGCGCCAGCCGCAGTGACACGCTGCCGAGCGCCGCCCTGCTGGTCGCGGCCATCCCCGGTATCGCGGTCGCGCAGTTTTTCGACGTGATCATCCGCAACGACGCGGGGGGTGCGTTCACGATTACGCTGTTGGCGGGCGCGGGCGTCACCCTCGGCGGGACCGCCACGATCGCCCAGAGCACCAGCAAGGCGCTCCGCATCCGGTTTACCAACGTCACGCCGGGCAGCGAGGCCTACACGGCCTTCTCGCTCGGGTCGCTGGTATTTTGAGCGTGTCGCTCGGCTCGACCTGATGGCGGGCCGGGCAGACCGGGGCCTGATGGGGGCGGCGTCGGCGTTCACGTCCGCCGCGCTGTCCCCAGCCGCCCGCGATGCGTGCAACTAGTTTGAGTTCAAAGGACCGCGATGTCTTACAAGATCACCGACGCCGAGAAGGCGCTGCGCGACAAGCTCGATACACTGGAATACCCCCGACTGCTCTGCAAGGCGGACGGCACGCAGGTGCGCGTCGAGAGCCTCACGGAGGCGAAGGTGGGGCTGGAGTCAGGCCTCACGCTGCTCCCGACCGCAGCCGACCCGCACGACGGCGGCACGCCGAACGTGGACCCGCAGACGGCGCTGCCGCCAGCGATTCAGGCCGCGATTGCGAGTGCGGTCAAGGCCGCGAACCCGCCCGCCGAGGCCGTCGTGCCCGAGCCGACATGGACGCCGGTCGAGGACGAGGACGAGGACGAGCCGAAGAAGCGGAAGAAGTAAGCCATGCCCCCGGCTGTGACCACCCTGCGCGACGTCTGCCACGAGGCCCTGCTGGAACTGGGCGTGCTGGGCATCGTGGACCCCGGCGAGTCGGGCCTCTACGAAGTCGCCCAACGCTGGGCGAACCGGCAGATCGACCAGTGGAACGCCAACCACGACTCGGCGTGGTCGCAGACCTTCCAGACCTTCACCCTGCCCGCCGGGAAGAACCCCGTCACCATCGGCCCGGTGACGACGGGGCCTGACCCGGCGGACCTCGTCGTGGTGCAGCGCCCGGTCAGTATCGAAAGCTGCCGCCAGCGCATCAACTCCAGCCTCTACCCGGTGAACGTGCAGACGGCGCAGTGGTATCGGCACCAGAGCAACCCGACGTGGACCGGCGCCACGCAGACCGACGTGTATTACGAGCCGGACTGGCCCAACGGGCACCTGTTTTTTTACCCGATTCAGTCGGGCGCGTCGGTGATGGTGCTGGAGACGCGCACGGTGCTGTCGTTCTACGAACTGGACGACCCGGTGACCTTCCCCCCGGGCGGGCTGACCGCGTTTATCCTGACGCTCGCCGAGGGCCTGCAAGGCCCCATGCGGATGGCGCTCAGTGAGGACGCGAAGCGCCGGGCGCGAGTCGCCCGCACGCAGTTCACGGCCAACAACCGGGAGATCCCGAACATGTCCACTCGCGACTACGGCCTGCCGGGCGGCAGGGCGGGGCGCGGCCTGTTCAACTACAAGACCGGGCGGATACAGACCTAATGGACTACCCGGGGTTCGTCGGACCCAGCAACACCAGCCCGGCGCAGATGGCCGACCACGAGCGGCTGGTGAACTGGTATATCGAGACGGTGCAGTCGGCGGGGGCGCCGACCCGCGCCGTGCTGTTGCCGACGCCGGGGTTTCGGTCGTTCACCACGATGGGCGCGGTCGGGTGCCGGGCACTGCTCGACCTCACGACGCACGTCTACGCGGTCTATGGCGACAAGTTCAAGCGGGTGGACGCCAGCGGGACGGTCACCGACCTCGCGACGGTCGCGCTCGACGCCAACCCGGCGACCCTGTCCTACAACGGGCCGACCGGCGGGCAGATCTTTGTCACGAGCGGCGCCAACGGCTACGTCTACACCATCAGTTCGGGCGCGTTCACGCAGGTGCTGACCGGGACGGCGCTGATGGGCGCGGCGAAGGATGGCAGCTTCCTCGCGCTCGACGCGACGAGCGGGCAGGTGCGGCAGTCGAACGCGAACGATGGCCTGACCGGCTGGACGAACCCCACGATGGCCTTCTCGTGGAACCTGCCCGACAAGATCGCGGCGATGGTGGTCAGCAACGACGAACTGTGGCTGATCGGCGAGTCGCTGGGCGCGGTGTTCTACCACACGGGCGCGTTCCCGCAGCCCTTTGGCCCCATCCCGGGCGCGGTGTTCAACTACGGCACCCGGGCACCCTTCAGCGTGAAGGCGGGCGGCGACAGCATCGTCTGGCTGTCGCACAACAAAGAGGGCGCCGGGAGCATCCTGATGGCCTCGGGCTACACGCCCGGGTCGATTAGCAGCTACGCCGTGGGGCAGGCGATCAGTAAATACGACGCGACGTTCGGGACGCGGGACTGCGAGTGCTTGGTCTACAAACAGAACGAACACACCTTCGTCAATGTGACGTTCCCGGCGGCGCAGGCGACGTGGACGCTCGATAAGGAACTGAGCCTCTGGCACGAGCGCGGACGCTGGAACGAGAGCCGCGCCGCCTATGACCACTGGGCGCCCCGGATGAACGTCCACGCCTTCGGGAAGCACCTCGTCGGGGACCGCACCAGTAACCTCTTGCAGGAGATGCGAGCCGACTACGGGACCGAGATCGACGGCGGACCCATCCGGCGCCTGCGCGTGCCCCCGCCACTCTGGGCGTCCACCCGGGGACGGCTGTCGGTGTCGCGCTTCGACGTGGTGCTGGACAGCGGGCTGGGCACGCCGACCGGGCAGGGGCAGCACCCAGACATCCGCCTGCGCGTGAGCCTCGACGGCGGGTATACGTGGGGGAGCCAGCGCCGCACGAGCGCCGGGACGATGGGCCAGTATGGCCTCCGGCCCTACTGGGTCGGCCTCGGGTCGAGCGAAACGATCTGGACCCCCGAGGTCGTGGTGTCCGACCCGGTGCCGTATCGGTTGTCGATGGCGATGGTCGAAGGGCAGGGCATCCGGCAGACCGGCGCCCCGCAGGCGCAAAACTGATGGCCGTCGAGAACCTCGCCCCGCCCCCGCTGCGCTCGCGCCTCGTGGACAAAACGGGGCTGATGACCCGCGAGTTCAACAACTGGCTGCGCGGGCTGACCAGTGCCGTGAACGCCTCGGCGACCCAGTCGGTGCAGCCGATTGTGCTCAGTGACCTCAGTGCCGCGTTGGGCACCTCGGTGCTGCTGCCCTTCGCCCCGGCAGGCGTGTATCGCCTGTCTTACACGGTGCGGATCAGCCAAGCCGCGACGGTGTCGAGCAGCGTGACCGTGCGGTTCCACTGGTTCGCCGGGGGCCTCTCGCAGACCTTCAGTGCGCCCGCGCTCACCACCAACTCCACGACGACGCCGCAGTCGGACGCCATCCTCGTGCAGGTGGACCCCGGGACGCTGATCAGCTACTCGACGCTCTACGACTCGGTCGGCGCAACCGTGATGACCTACGACCTCGCGGTGACCTGCGAGGCGCTCGGATGATCCGGCCCGCCACGCTCGCCGACGTGCCGCGCCTCGTGGAGATGGGCGTGTCCCTGCGGCGCGAGCCGGTGCTGCGGGACCACCTGCAGGAGAACCCCACGGCACTGGAGGCCGTGGCACACTCGCTGGTGACCGGCGAGGCGTCCGACCTGCTCGTGGCCGAGCGAGACGGGGGCGTGGTCGGGATGCTCGGCCTGCTGGCGTATTCGCACCCGATGAGCGGGCAGCGCGTGGCGAGTGAGATCGCCTTCTGGGTGGACCCGGCGCACCGGGGCGCGGGCGTGGCGCTGCTGCGAGCCGGGGAGGCGTGGGCGCGGGCGCACGAGTGCCCCGAGATGGAAATGGGGTCGCCCAACGAGCGGGTGGACCGCCTCTACGAGCGCCTCGGCTACGTGGCGGTCGAACGGCGGTATCGGAAGATGGTGGGCGACGACGAGGTCGGGAGGGTAGCGTAATGGCAATCGGCACGACAGCGGCAATCCTGATGCTGGCCGGGAGCGGCCTGACGGCGGCGTCTTCGATCTACAAAGCGAAGAAGGAAAACGCCGCGTATAAATCCAACACCCAACTCCAAACGGAGGCCGCGACTCGTGCGGCGGAACTGCAGGCGACCGCCGCCGCCCGGGCGTCCGAGGTTGAGGAGAAAAGCAACGCCGACCTGTTGGCGTTCTACCGCGAGCAGGCAGCGGCAGGCTCGGGCGGGGGCGGCGGGGGCGGCTACAGCCGTGACCCCGTCGAGGACGCCCGCTATGACGCGGCGGTCGCGCTGGAGGCCCAACGCTACAAGGAGAAGAAGGAACTGGAGGCCCAACGCTACGGCGAGGCCGTGGCCCGGCGCCAGCCTTACATGAACCTCGGCCTCGGGGCGCTCGCGCAGATGGGGTCCGCCCCGCCCAGCGGAGCGCAGAACACACTCAGCCCGCAGTCGCAGGGGGCGATGGTGAGCGCGGGCACCGTGCCCTACGCGGCGAAGTTCAGTGAGACACCCCCGCCAGTCGGGAGCCTCTCGGACATCCTCGCGAAGAAGCAGCAGACAGGAGCAGGCGCATGACCGCGATGATTCAGGACCGGAAGACCGGCAAGTATTTGCCCTACCCGGAGAACGACGACGGGCTGGGCAATGTCCTGATCGACGGCGTGCTGTATAGCAACGGCGCCGGGAAGGCGAAGTATGCGGAGATGTCCGCCGCGCCGCCGACCGAGCAACCGAGCTACGAGAACCCGGGCGTGCCCATCAAGCCCGAGGACGAGACGCGCCTGCCCGAGCAGATCGGGGACGAGCGCGACCTGACGACACCCCCGCCCGACAACACGGCGGGGCACCCCCAGCAGGGCGTCACCTACGACCTTGACCACGTAGACGCGCAGGGCAAGAACGTCTATCGCGGGTCAGACGGGCTGTTCTACACCGACGACCCGACCGGCATGAACGGGATGGGCCGCTACACGGCGCCTGCGGCAGCGGCCCCGCCCCCGCCTGCGACCGCGACCAGTGGCGGGTCGGGCGGCGGGGGGACCGGGGGCGGCGGGGGCGGCACAGAGACACCGACGCCGACCCCGACCACACCCCCTGTCGATATTGGGTCGGCGAGTGGCGGCGGGGGAGGCACCGGCACAGGCACGCCGACCACCCCGCCGAAGCCCGCCGTGGACCCCGCGTGGCTCAAGAATTACATCGACGCGGGCGGGAAGCCGTTTGAAGCGCCGGAAGGGTCCACGCTGCCCGGGCCGTTTGAGTATCCCGACTGGGTCGCCCCCGAGGACTTTAAGGGGGTCAGCAAAGAAGACCTCTACGCCGACCCGAGCTACCAGTTTCGGCTCGATGAGTCGATGGGGGCGCTCCAGAACAGCGCGACCGGCAAGGGCCTGCTCAACTCGGGCGGCACGCTGCACGACCTGCTCGGCCTCGGGAGCCAGTTCGCCTCGACCGAATACGGGAACGTCTGGGACCGGGCGCTGGGGACGTGGAAGACCAACTACGGCAAGTCACTGGACACCTACGCAACCAACCGGGGCAACGCCGCCGACATCTACGGGACCAAGGTGAACAGCGCAACCGACATCTACAACCGAGGCCGGAAGGAGTGGCAGGAGGGCGTGGACGACTACTACACCAACCGGGACGCGGGCTGGAAAAAGATCTTTGATTCCTCGACACTCGGCGCGGGCGCCGCGACCTCGCTCTAAGGGGCACCGATGAACCCCTACGCCGGGTCAATTGGGGAACTGCTCGCGAACGCGGGGCGGATCAAAGCGCAGCGCATCCGCACGGCGGCGAACCTTGCTGCGGCCCAACAGGCGCGGCTCGCGGAGATTGCCGGAGACAGCGTCCTGCAGCGGAGCCAGAGCGGGTTCAACCCCTTTGAGGCCCTCGCGGGGTCGCTCGGGGACTACCTGCGGGCCAAACGCTTCGACACCCCGGTGAAGACCACCGCGACCGCCGGGACGGGGTATCCGCTGCAGCCGAGCATCGCCCCGGAGCGGGCCTACACGGGACAGGCGACGTTCGACCAGCTCTACCGCATCGGCGCCCTGAACCCGACGACTGTGCCCTACTGAGAGGCGAGACATGGCGACCTACACCGGCACGATTGCCGACCTGATGGCGAACGCGGGGCGGATTCAGGCGCAGCGGATACGCGAGGCCGCGAACCTGCAGGCCACGAGCCAGCAGCGCATCGCGGAGATCGCGGCTGCCGCCAACGCGCAGCGGGCGCAGAACAACATCAACCTGTTTGGGGGCCTCGCGCAGCAGGTGGGCGGGACGCTGAACGACTACCTGCAATACAAGGCCTACAGCGACCGAACGAAAGTGCAGCAGCAGCAGGAGGCACGGGCGCAGGCCCAGTTCGACCAGCAGCAGGAGGACCGTGCCCTCGCCCGCCGGAACGACTACCAGTCGCAGCGGGCGATGATGCCGCAGGCGGCTGGCGGCGGGCCGGGCGATGCGGACTTCGGCGGCGGGCCGAACGACCCCGGCTACGGCCCCCCCCGTCCGACGCCGATGGGCCTCCCGACCACGGGTCTGCCGGATATGCCCACGCCCGGGGGTCCACCGACCGCCCCGTCGATGGGCCTCCCGACCCCCGGGATGCCGGGGGGCGGGCTACCGGACATCACGCCGACCCCCGACCGGGCGACCCCCTACAACCACCCCGACCGGCTCGACCCGAACCGGGAGATCAAGCCGACTCGCGAGCAGATGCTGGCGGGGCAACCGACGTTCGCGCACCGCGAGGCGCTGACGAAGGTCTTCACGGCGATTGACGACCAAAACGCGAAGCGTAAGAAGGCCGAGGACGACGCGAAGAAGGCGCAGCAGGACGCGCTCGGCGTGACCGCCTACGGGCTGTCGAAGTTCGGCATGGAGCCGAACGGGCGGATCAATCCTCGGGCGCTGGACGCCGCGATGGAAGAGGCCGAGGCGTCAGGGGTGCCAGTGGAGACGCTGGATCAACTCCGGGCGGGGTTACAGGCCCGCCCTGAAATGGCGGGGCAGTTCCTCGACTCCCTGATCAGCCGGTCGGAAACGGCGCGAGCGATGCGGAAGGACGAGGGCACAGACAAACCGATGGCGGTCGCGCCGGGCACGCCGCTCTACGACTTCAAGACCGGCAAGTGGATTCAGAACCCGAACGCGAAAGAGGTCACCTTCCAAGCCCCGCAGACCAAGCTCGTGAACGGGAAGCGCGTGGACGTGCAGCGGGGCAGCGACGGGTTCTGGTATGACATGAGCGGCGGCAAGCTCGACGCCCAGTCGGTCAGCCCCGAGCCGGAGAAGGTCACCACGCCGACGACCCGCTACTCGCCGCAGGACGTGGTGGACGACACGGGGAAGACCGTGAAGGCCAACTACGACGCGCTGACGGGCCGCTACACGACGAACGACGGCACGGTGATACGGAACCCCCAGAAGCCGCCGACCGACACGCAGGCCGCGACCACGACCAGCGCGAGCAAGGTGCTGACGGTCTTTTCCAAGCTCTCCGACCTGTCGGAGAAAATTAACACGGGGAAGGGCCTCATTGCGAAGGCGCAGGGCGCCGCCTCGATTGCCGCCGCGCAGGCCAACTACAACGACGACGTGGCTGAATACGAGGCGCTGATCGACACCTACACGCCGATCATGGCGCGGGCGAACGGGCACACGGGCGTCCTGACCGAGCAGGACGTGCAAAGCACCAAGGCGATTTTCCCCCGCCCGGGCGACTCCAAGACCCTGCGCGACCGCAAGATCAAGACGATGGAAAGCCTGATGGGCGCAGGCGGGCAGACACCGGCTACGCCGCCTCGCGACGAGTGGCCCGAGGGCGCCTCGGTCGCCGTGCGGTCCCCGAAGAGCGGGAAGACCTACTACTACAAGACCCGGGCGGAAGCGGACGCGGCGGTCAACAAGGCGAAAGCCCAAGGCCTCTGGTAAATGCCGCCCCAGAACCCGCTCGACGCCCTGATGCAGGCCAATGGGGCCATCGGGTCGGCCCCGCCGCCGACCGGGCTATCCCTGTCGGCCTCGACGCCGTCTGCGCCCGAGGACGACCCGCTCGATGCCCTGATGCAGGCCAACGGCGGGGTGACCGCGCCGAGGCCGGTCGAGGTCGAGACTGACGAGGGCCTCGGGGCCTTCGCCCGGCATACGTGGGCGGGGGCGAACCCGCTCAACATCGGGCAAATGCTGCCGTGGCCGAAGGCGCTCGGCGGCAGCGGCGTGGACAACCCGTTCAACCCGGTCAAGGATGCCGAGGCGCGGAAGGTGGTGAAGGACGAGGCCGACGCCCTCTGGGCGCAAGGCAACTACCCCGTGGCGGTCCTGAAGTATCTGGAGTCGTTCACGCCCTACCTCGGCCCGATGATGGCGCAGCAGGGCGACCAACTCCAGAAGGGCCAATACGCGGCGGCGGCGGGCGACCTGACCGGGATGTATCTGGGCGCGAAGGTGGTGCCGAAGGTGGTCGGCGCGGCCCTGCGGTCGCCCCGGCTCGTGCGGCCTGCCGTGGACCCCGTGAACCAACTCGCGGAGAACATCGGCGTGCGCCAGTCGGTCGGCGAGGCGACCGGCAACCGCCCGCTGCAGGCCAGCGGCCAGATGGCGGGCTACACGCCCATCGGGGCGTTCATCGACTACTTCCGGCGCCGGAACAACACCGCTGCGCTGGCGCGGGCGAACGAGGGCGTGCGGCAGTCGGTGCGCGGGGGCGGGACCGTGGATGCAACCGAGGCGGGCACCAACCTCGCGGCGCAGCTAGAGTCGCGGGTGCAGGCCGAGCGCGGCTACGGGCAGCGGCAGTATGGGGTGGTCGAGCAGGCGGTCGAGGCCCCGAACCAGACCCGCGTGGTGGTGCCTCGGTCTGGCGAACCGCCGGTCCTGATGCAAATGCCCATCGACATCCGACCCGTGCGAACGGTCCTGCGGCCCGTCTGGAACGAGATCCAGACCTTCACCGCCGAGTCGCGCCGGGGGATGTCGAACGCCATTCGCTCGCTGGAAAGCCTGATGGAGGGCGACGACTTCATGCCCCAGCAGGTCGCGGAGAAGCATCTGGGGCGACTCAAGGAACTGATGCGCGAGTCGGACGGCAACACCCGCCGCCTGACCGGCATGGCCGTGCGCGACTTCCAGCGGCAGATCAACCGCTCGGTGCAGCAGGCCGACCCGACCGCCTACCGGGCGCTGCGGCAGGGGCGGGCGTCATGGCGGGCGAAGGCCCAGACCGAGGCCCTGCGCGACAAGGTGTTCAAGGACGACCCGAACTTCCGCGAGGAGGGCGCCCCGGTGAGGCGCCTGCTCGGCCCAGAGGACGCGGGTAGCATTCGGATGCTGGAGCGGGTGCGGGCACAGTCCCCCACGTCCATCCCGGGCTTGGCGCGGACGTTTGTGGACCGCCTGCTGGACTACAACGGCGAGAAGATGCTCGCCGAGTGGCGGAAGTTCGGCCCGCGCAAGAAGGCCGTCCTGTTCACGCCCGACCAGATCACCCTGCTCGACAACCTGACCGAGCTACACGCCCGGCTGGCGCGGGTGGAGAACACGAGCCGCACGGCCACGTCGCTCATGTCGGTTGCCGTGGGGAACGCGATGGGCCTCGGGGCGTGGTCATTTATCCTGCAGTCGCCGACTGCCGTGCATTTAGCGACCCGGGCCGTGCGCCTCGGGCTGCAACCCGCAGGCACCCTCGCGCAGGCGACCGCCCGGGCCGTGCAGGTCGGGGCGCTGATGAAAGCGGCCACGCAAGCGGCAGACGCGCAACCGGACGAGGACGATGCCGACCAGTAAAACGCTCATGCCAGCGCCCTACCTGACGCTGGAGGACATCGACGGGGACGCCCTGACCGGCGGCACCGTCACGTTCCTTGACACCGGCACGGCCATCCTCGCGACCGTCTACGCCGACGCCAACGGGCTGGTCATCTCGGCCAACCCGCTGACGGTGGACGCCGCCGGGCGCTACTCGGTGTGGCTCACGCCGTATCAGGTGGTCGATGTTGAATACCGGGACCAGTTCGGCACCCTGATCAAGACCGTGCCCGGGGTGCAGGCCATCCCGGGGGCGGGCGGGAACGTGGACATCCCCGGGATACTGGGCGATGGCCCCAACATCGGCGCGTGGTATTTTCTCTCGACCGGCGAGCTTGGGGTCGCGGGCCAGTGGCACCTGACGCAGTCGGGGTATCCCTCCAGCCAAGTGCAGACGGTCGGCGTCCTCATCGCGTCGGAACCAAGCGGCGCGGCGACCTTTCGTATCGCGGGGAAACTGACCGGCCTGACCGGCCTCGTCACCGGGCGGGTCTACTACCTCGCCGACGCGTATGGGCAGGTCAGCCTGACGCCCGGTCTTTACGGGCGCAAGGTCGGCCAAGCGGACACGCCCACGAGCCTCGTGTTGTGGCCGAACCCGCCGCCGCTCGTGGACCCGGAGATGGCGACCTACCACGTCGGCGGAACCGTGCTGCAATTGGTGCCGCCCGCTGACACGGTCCTGTTGGAGAACAACTACGCTGGCCTCGTCGTGCATGGCATCAAAGCGGGCTACCACGGGCAGCGAGTGCAGTTCATCAACGGCGGGACGGCTGGGCAATCTGATTTTCTCGACAACAGCCCGTCTGCGGCGGCGCCCGACCGGCTGTTCAACTTTGTGGGGTCGGCCCCCACGTCGCTGGCGATTGGCGGGATCTCTCGCGGCACACTGACCTACGTCTATGACGTCGTGGTCCCCGGCTGGCGGCTGGTCGCGCATGAGCAAGGCGGCTGGATCGTGCCCGCGTTTACTGGGGCGGACTACTCGGCGGTGGTCCCCGCGATCTGGGTGGTCAACAGCGGGAACGTGTCGCGCTGCGCCTATTACCTGCGCGGGCGGGCGTTACAGGTGCAACTCTTAGTGACCGGCTCAAACTTAAGCGGGGCCTCCAGCACGATCCTTTCGCGCAAGATCCCCGGCGGTTACACGGCAGGCGCCGAGATTGTGTTCGGCGCGGCGGCGTCGTATCAGTTAGGCGGCGCCTACGGGTTAGCGGTCTGGTCGAACACCAGCACCACGATCACGTTCCGCCACGACCTCACGGGCGGCTCGGTGTGGCCGACCGGGGAGATTTGGGTCGGGGCCGACATGACCATCGGGGTGGATTGATGGCGACCAGTAAAACCCTCCTCCCGCCGCCCTACCTCACACTGGAGGACAGCAACGGCTACGCCGTCACGGGCGGCACCGTCACGTTCCTCGACACGGGCACGGCCATCCTCGCGACCGTCTACGCGGATGCCAACGGGCTGGTCGTCAGCGCCAACCCCCTCACGGTGGACGCGGCGGGCCGTTACACGGTCTTCCTGACGCCGGGGCAGGTCGTGGACGTGGAATACCGCGACCCGTTCGGCGCCCTCATCAAGACCGTGCCGGGGGTGCAGGCGGTGCCGAGCGCCTCGGGGAACGTGGACGTGTCTGGCGTCGTCGGGGACGGGCCGTTCGGTGTGGGCACGCTGTATTACATCGCGCAGGGCGATGGCCGATGGCATCTCGCGAACGCCAACACGGTGTATCGGGAAACCCTCGGGGTCGCGGTCGCGCCGACCAGTGCTCCCGGGAGCGCGGCGGTCTTTCGGACGGCAGGGCGGCTAGAGGGCTACTCGGGCCTCGTCGTCGGCGCCTTTTACTACACGAGCAACACGGGCGGGGCGCTCTCGCTCACGCCCGGCCTTATCGGTCGCCTCGTGGGGCAGGCCGACTCCACGACCTCGCTGGTGTTGTGGCCGAACCCGCCCGCGATTGACCAGCCGTGTATCGGGGGGATGCCCGCCGAGAGTGTGATTACCGCGCTCGTGGTGACGCATCCCACGATGGCGCTCACCAACACCGGGCCGATCACCATTCACGGGATCAAGGCGGGCTACCACGGGCAGCGGGTGCGGTTTATTCAATATAACGGGGGCCGGGCGGACTTCGTCCATAACAGCGGCTCCACAGCCCTCGCCAACCGGCTCGGCAACATCGCCACGTCGGCGCCGACCACGATTGCGGGGAACGGGACAGCGGGCATCGTCGGGTTACATGGCAGCATCGAGTATGAATACGATCTGGGCCACAACTACTGGCGGATGGTCGCGCATGAGCAGGGCGGCTGGATTCCAGCCCCCTATGCCGCGTCCGATTTTACAGCGACGGGCGGCGCAGGCGGGACGTGGAATGTTCCCGCTGGCACCGTCCAGAACTTCAGGTATGTGCTGCGTGGCCGTGCGCTCACCATCTCGCTGTATCTCGGCGGCACGACAATCAGTGGCGCGCCCCAGCAGTTACGGGTTGTGATCCCCGGCGGGTTCGCCGCTGGGGCCATGTGGACGGGCGCGACCCGGGCGGGGCAGGCGTATGACGCGCTCGGGGTGCAGGAAGCGGTCTGCGGTCCAGATGCGGTGGGTGGGCATAGCATCGCCATCCAGAAGAATACAAACGCGGCGTGGGGGGCGGGCGGGAGTCCTGTGATGCTGCTCTCTCTGACAATTGAAGTGCAATAGCCGAAAGGAACTGCGATGAGTGTGGGACTTCCCGTCACCAAAACTGAAGTGGACACGCGCAGCGGCGACACCGCTCGTGAGTTCCAGCGGGCGTTTGAAAACGTCGCGACGATGCAGATGTTCCTCGTCGCGCAAACCGAGCAGGACTTGATCGCCCTCGGCTACACCGCCGACGAGGTCGCCACGCTCAAGACGGCGTATAACGATCTGGAGTTCCTCGGGCAGATCTGGGCCGGGACTGCCATCCTGCCCGCGCCGAAAGACTTCCGGGTCTTCGTTCGACGCCTCTGGGGCGTAGGAGCCTTCTAATGGCCGCACCGAACACGTTTAATCAGTGGTTCATCGTCGTGCCGAACGACTCGCCCACGGCCAACTTCCAGAAGATCCCCGCCAGCCTCTACGTGGGGGCGCCGGGTAACCTTGTGCTGGTGATGCAGGACGGGACAACGGCCACGTTCCTCGCGGTGCCCGCTGGAACGATCCTGCCGTTCACGCCCTACCGGGTGAACGCGACCGGCACGACGGTCGCCGCCGGGTCGCTCTACGCGCTCTACCAGACCTAGCGCGGTCGCCCGCACGGTCTTGCCATGCCTGCGCGGGCCGCAGGGGGCGCCGAGTGCCGGGGGGTGCTCGGCGCCCACTTGCACCCGGCACCGCTATCGGTTAAGCTCTCCCGATGTTCGACCTCGCCGCCTTCCTCTGGGCCTCCCTCGACTGGATTCTTCTCCACCCCCTCGTGCAGGCCGCGCTGCTCGGCACCGCTGCGGCGGTGGTGTGGAAGCTGGGCCTCGCCATCCGGCGCGAGGCGCGGCACCGGGCCGTGCAGCGGGTCATCCACGAGGAAATTATCAAAGCTGCGGCGTTAGGGGTTGACAACCGAAAGCGGTTCCAGTAAAGTTCTGGACATGGCAAACACCTCACTCGCTCAGACCACCGATGTCCGCGCCGCCCTCGGCGTCATCTGGGGGGCCGAATGGCTCGCCCTGTCCCCGGCGGATCGGACGCTGATCGTGCGCGACTGCACCGAAGAGGGCGGCGTCGATGACCTCGCGCAGTATCGCCGCGACATCTTCCCCGGCAACCTTCAGTCGTATGCGCTGACGCAGCGCGTGCGCTTCGCCCCGAAGGCGGTGCGCTGATGGGGCGCCCGTTGGCGATCCGCCGAGGCCCGCTCGCCAGCCAGATCGCGCTCGGGCTGCGCCGGAACATCGTCTGCATCGACCTCGCGAAAGCGATTTACGCGGCGCACGCCGCCTATCGCGGGGCGCTCGCGCCGAACTTCTACGACCTCTCGCCCGCCGAGCGCCACGTCTGGGTGAATCGAGCGAAGGCCACGATCCTCGACGTCCCGAACACCCTCACACTGGAAGGCACCCCCCGATGACCACGTCACCAACCGTCGCCGAACTGTTCGCCGCCCTCGCCGAGGCGCAGGGCCATTTCCCGTCCGCCGCGAAGGACGCCGTCAACCCGCACTTCGGGCACAACTACGCCACGCTGGCGGGCCACGTTGAAGCGGCCAAGCCGCACCTGAAAGCGCAGGGCCTCGCGGTCCTGCAGGACGTGGTGACCAACACCGCCGCCGAGGGCGTGGACATCACGACCCGGATCGTCCACCGCTCGGGCGAGTGGGTGGAGTTCGGCCCGCTCTTCGTTCCGGCGTCGAAGTGGGACGCGCAGGGCCTCGGCAGCGCCATCACCTACGGGCGCCGCTACCAGTTCGGGGCGGCGGTCGGCACCGTGCCCGACGACGACGATGCAAACGACGCCGTGAAGACCACCCCGGTCAAGGCCGCGCCGGTCCCGGCGACTGTGGTGGACACGCGCACGGGCGCCGAGGTGCCCTTCGCCGAGGCCTCCCTCCCCCCGGCGGGCTACTTCTACGTCGCGAACTACAAGCTCTCGTCTGGGGGCTGGCACGAGGCCTCCCTGCTGGCCTACGACGCGCAGGGCGGCGCCCTGAAGGTCAGCACCAAGACCAAGACCGGCGAGGCCCTAAAGGCCGCGCAGGACGCGGGCCTGCCCGTCAAGGTGACGACCCGTCCGAAGGGCGACTCGGTCGGCGAGGCTTACCTTGACTCGTGCGTGGCCTACAAGGCGCCGAAGGCCAAGCTGGCCCCGGTCCCAGCGCCCGAGCTACCGCCGCTGACCGACAGCGACATTCCGTTCTGATGGCGACCCCGGTGTTCCACGGGCGGGTCATCGAGGGCAAGCTCGCCCTCGACCCCGCCGAGGCGGCTGACCGGGCCTCCTACCTGCAGCGCCTGACCGGCAAGGCCGTCGAGGTCGTGGTGCGTCCGAAGACCCGCAAGCGCAGCCTCGACCAGAATGCGTGGCTCTGGGGCGTGGCCTACGACATCCTCGGCGAGCATATGGGCTACGACACCCACGAGCGGGACGGCCTGCACTACGCCCTGCTCGCGGAGTGTTTCGGCGTCTACCACGACCAACGCTTCGGCATCACGGTGCCCCGGGTGTCGAGCAGCAAGATGACCACCCGCGAGTTCAGCGACTACATGGAGTGGCTGGTGCGCTGGGCAGCGGTCGAGCAGCAGGTCGTCATCCCGCTGCCGGATGACGCCGAGGCCTGAGATTTTTCGCCCCGATAGCGTTTTAGGTGTTGACAGCCCGAAACGCTATCGGTTAATCTCTGGACATGGCAAACACCGTTCGTTACTCGCACCTCTACCGCCCGCCCTCTTCGTTCACGCTGCCGCGTGGCCTCGGCTGGACGCTGGTCGAGCGCCCGACCGCGCCGGGCACCAACTACGAGGGCCGCACCGACCTCCCGCGCAGCGCCCACGCCTTCGGCGTCTTCACCACCGACCGCCCGCTGACCGAGGATGAACTGACCCGTTTTGAGATCGAGGTCGTCCAGTGACCCACTACACCGACCGCACCGACACCCGAGGCCTCGTCCGCACCGTCTGCGGGCGCCTCGTCCGCGCCGAGGACCGCTACGGCGAACTGGACTGGCAGGCGCCGTCCTGCCCGAAGTGCGCGGCCATCCTCGCCGAGCGGAACGCCGAGCCGCTGCCCGCGTGGGCGCAGGAAGGCCTCGCGAAGGTGGTCCGATGACCGCCGCTCCTTCACGGTTCAAAATCTGGAACCTCGACCGGGTCGGGACGCTGCCCGGCGGCGTGGGGCATCCGCACGACCGCGCCGTGGTGCTCGACCTCGACACCATGGTCCCCCACATCCTGACCGGCGAGCCGCAACACGCGACGGTTTATCGTGGCGACCTCGCGGGCGCTCATGCGTTTGTGCGGACGGTGTCCCGATGACCGCCGACCTGCGCCCCGTGCGCCCGACCGCGAACGCCATCGCGCAGGCGCTCGACGCCTTCCGCGAGGCGGCGTATGTGCTCGACGCCTCGCACCAGACCATCAGCGCCCGCAAGGAGGCCCTCCGGGTGCGGGACGCCTACCGCCTGCAGGCGCCGCTCGACGTGGCGACCCTGCTCGCGGAGCTTGCCGCCGCCGACGCGATGATCGACCAGCTACGCCGCGAGGCGAAGGAGATGACCCGATGAGCGTCCAGATCATGTTCGACCGTTACGAGGAGAAGGCCGCGCTCTACTGCAGTTCGACCGACTGGTGCTTCGGCCCGGTCATTCACGAGGCCGAGGGCCGCACCGCCGTCGAGCGGGCCGAGGCCTTCCTGCGCTGGCTGGGCGTCGATGCCCGCACGCTGGACGACAGCACGCTGGCGACCCGCTGGAGCGACTGGCAGGCGCAGGAGTTCGTGCAGGTGGACCGCGAGCGCCTCGACGCGCTGGAGCGGGACGAGGTCGAGGGCGTGCTGCTCGACCACGAGGTGCCCGAGCTTGCGGCCCTGCGGGCCAGAACGGACCTGCGATGAGCGACCGCACCAACGCGCAAAACGATCAGGCGACCCTGACGGCGACGTTCCGCACGACGCTGGGCGAGCAGAACCCGCAGCGCAGCCCGGCGCAACGCTTCGCGGCCACGCTGGCGACCCTGCGCCTGCTGATGCTCGACGGCTGGGGGTCGCCCGACGCGGGCTTCGTCCAGCAGGTGATGGACGACCACGGCCCGGGGGTCATCCTCCGGGCGCTCGCTGACGCCTACGATTCACCCGCCCCCGTGCTGGGCGAACTGGAAGGGGACTGAGATGCCGACACCGAACACGATACGCAAGGCCCTCGCGGCCCGCGCCGCCGCCGACTGCCCCGAGTGCCACGGCGCTGGGTTTGTCACCTTCACCGCCCGCAACATCCACGGCGAGGTCGAGGAGCCGTGCGCCTGCGTCGATCTGGAGGACTGGGCCGAGGGCGAGGACTGGGACGCGGAGGTGGTGCAGTGACCCGCCTGTGGGCGCTCTGGCGCCTCTGGCAGCGGCGGCGGGCGCTGGCGTGGCCCGTGCGCGAGTGCCCGGCCTCGCGGCTCTACGCGACCCGCCTGCTGCTCGCGAAAGCGGAGCGGGATGTCACGCGCTGTCACGCCCAGTCACGGGCCGTCATAGCCATTGACGACAGTCAGCGTCTTCGATTACGGTAAGCGCCATGTCTTACTCAAAACTCCACTCGTCGGTGGTGTCGTCGTCGCTCTGGTCGCAGCCTGACCCTGTGCGCCTGTTGTTTGTCACCCTGCTCGCCCTCGCGGACCAAGACGGGGTGGTCTACGGGTCCAAGAGCGGCCTCTCGCGCATCGCGGTGATCAAGCCCGAGGACGTGGACCGAGCGTGGGAGATCCTCCAGTCACCGGACCCGGAAAGCTGCGACATCGAGCGGGCGCCCGAGAACGAGGGTCGCCGCATCGAGAAGGTCAGCGGCGGCTACCGGTTGCTGAACTTCACCTACTACCGCAACTTGCGGAACGACGACGAGCGCCGCGCCAGCAACCGGGTCGCGCAGGAGCGGTTCCGGGCGAAGAGTAAGCCGCCGTCATCACCTGTCATCACTAGTCATCCGCCGTCACCGCTGTCAGCCCAAGCAGAAGCAGAAGCAGAAGCAGAAGCAGAAGCAGAAGCAGA